GCTGTGTCCAAAATAGGTCCTATTAAAGATAAGGCCCTTTACGAGCAAGCAAAAAGTTTTGCAGATAGTATTAAAAAAGGTGCTATTCAGGCGAAACATGGTAAAGAAGAGATTACGGAAGATAAAGTTCCGTATTAATTTTCCCCCTAGGGAAAATGGGGCGGTGATGGGAGACTGGAGCCGCCCCGCAAAAAAAGAAATAGAATGATAAACAAATTTAAAAATATATTTGAAGGATTAAAAATAGCATATGGACAATATCAAAAAGGCGACAAAGACGAAAACGGAAAACAAAAAGGCAAGGCATACATCGTTCGAAAAAATGTTAGCGATGATTTGTGGGAGAACCATTTACAGGGAAAAGGTCCGGCTCTCGGAATTATCCCTATACGAGAAGACTCTACGTGTAGGTGGGGCTGCATTGATATTGACAGTTATGATCTCGACCACCGCAGCCTCATTCAGAGCATACGAGATTTTAATTTCCCCTTAATTATATGTAGATCTAAATCTGGTGGTGCCCATGTATTTCTTTTTACAAAAGAATTAATACATGCTGCATTAATGCAGAGAACCTTAAAAAGAATTTCAAAAATTTTAGGATACGAAGGATCTGAAATATTTCCAAAACAAACAGAGATACTTGTAGAGAGAGGAGATACAGGTAATTTTTTAAACTTACCTTATTATAACGAAACTAAAGGTTTACGATATGCTTTTGATGATGATGGCAATGCAGCTAATTTAGAATCATTCTATTCTATGTATGATAAGTATGCGTGCACAGAGTCACAAGTAAAAGATATAAAATTTGAAGAAGAAAAATTAAAAGAATCTTTTCCTGATGGACCACCTTGTTTAAATAAATTAGCAGAGACAGGTTTTGGCGAGGGTTCAAGAAACAATGCATTGTTTAATATAGCCGTGTATTTTAAACAAGCTAAACCAGATACATGGGAAGATGAGCTAGTAAAAGCAAACATGAAATATGTAAGTCCTGCTCTTAGTAATAGCGAAGTCCAACAACTAATTAAATCAGTAAACAGAAAAGGTTACGACAAATACAGGTGTAAAGATGCACCCATTAACTCTGTATGTCAATCTGGTTTGTGTAGAACAAAAAGATTTGGTGTGGGATATGGTGAAGAAGAGATGCCTCTTTTGGGCAACTTAACTAAATACACTTCTAAACCACCACAATGGTTTTTAGATGTGAATGACCACAGAATAGAATTAAAATCAGAACAATTATATAGCTCACCTTTATTTGCACTAGCTTGTTTAGACCAAGCAAACCTAGTTGTGCCTGTTCCTAAAGCAAAAGATTGGAAACAATATTATTTAAAACCACTGCTACAAAATATGCAGGAGATTGAACCTTTAAAATCATTAGATGCAAAAAATGTTATAGAAGATTTATTACAAGACTGGACTACCAACAGACAATCAGCAAGAACACTTGACGATGTATTTAACAAATTACCATACACAGATAACAAAAGAGAATTTACATATTTTAGAATGGAAGATTTTTATAGTTTTTGTAAGAAGAACAATTGGGAATTAGACAAAACCAAAACAGGTAATCTAATAAAACAACTAGATGTATTTGTTGAAGAGTCAAGAGTCAGGGTTAAAAAGCAACAACCTAGACTTATAAAAATAAAAACTCTTAAACAAGTAGAAGCTAGCACAACACAAATAAAATATCAGGAGGAACATTTCTAATGAAAGGTACAAACTGGAAATACCACTGGCATATTGTAAAAGAACAACTTGATATGGCAGAGGCAACAATAAAAAGATTAGAGAGGAAAATAAAAAAATATGAAAACAATAATATTAGGTCCACCAGGAACAGGAAAAACAACAACACTACTAAATCTAGTAGACGAGTTTATACAAAAAGGAGTGCGGCCTAGACAAATAGGTTACTTTTCTTTTACAAAGAAAGCCGCAAAAGAGGCAGCTGAAAGAGCGGCAAAAAAATTTGAATTAGATATAGATAATGATCTAGAAAACTTTAGAACATTACACTCCTTTGCATTCCAAAGATTAGGCATGACAAGAGAAAAGATGATGTCTCCTTCTGATTACAAAGAGTTTGGTAAGAAATGTAATATACCTATCAAGACAGCAAAGTATTCTAATGAAGATGGCACATTCAACTCTGATAATGAATATCTAACCATAATAGAAACAGCTAGAGTTAAACAGATGGACCTACTAGAGTACTATGATTCAAGACAAAATATATTAGATATAGAAAGAAATACATTATACTTATTATCTGAAGAGCTAAAAAGATTTAAGAAAGAAAAAGGTAAAAAAGATTTTACAGATCTCATTGTAGAATACACACAAGGTAGTTTTAAAAATGCCTTTGATGTTTTGTTTATAGATGAAGCACAAGACTTGTCTTCTTTACAGTGGGATATGGTTAGAAAGATGTGGGATGAAACAGAGAAAACATACATAGCTGGTGATGATGACCAAGCAATATTTAAATGGGCGGGTGCTGATGTTGATCACTTTATAGCTTTAAAATCAGAGGTAGATAAAATAGAAGTATTAGAACAATCTTATCGTATACCTGGTGGACCCATACATGAATTATCACAAAGAATAATTAGCAAGGTACAGAACAGATTTGATAAACAATATAAACCAAGAACAGAAGAGGGTATCTTAAAAAGATATTCTGATCTTACACAAGTTAATATGTCAGAGGGCCAATGGCTTGTGTTAGCTACAGCAAATTATCTTTTAGATGACGTAAAAGAACTATGTGAATTGAGGGGTTGGTATTATCAATACAAAGATAAAAACTCTATTGATATAAAATTATTGATGGCTTTACAAAACTGGGAACAGTGGAGAAAAGGCTCAGAACTCACACACATTGAGGTAAAAAACATATACGGATATTTAGGCACAAATGTGGCAGATGGATTTAGAGAAGGTAAGCTATTTAATTCTGATGATAAATATACACTGAAAGAATGCCAAGAGAAATATGGATTACAAACTGATAAAGTATGGTACGACTCTTTTGAAGGACTTGATACTTTCACAGAAAACTATATAAGGAATATGAGGGCTAACGGTGAGAAGATAAACGCAAACCCTCGAATTAAAATGTCAACAATACACGGAGCAAAAGGAGGAGAGGCCAATAAAGTTCTTATTCTACAGGACTTAACCAATGCAGCACTAGAAACTTTCAGTCATGATCCTGATGAATTACATCGTTTGTTTTACACGGGAACAACAAGAACTAAAAAAGAGTTGCACATAGTTGATCCAAAGAATTTTAATAAAGCCTACATATTATGAAAACAGAGAAAGCATTAGAAATAGCAAAAGAACTTATCTCAGGACCAAGAGCAAAGACGTACGGAGATAAAGTAATTAATCACGGTAACATAGGAAAACTTTGGTCAGCCTATCTTGATAAAGAAATTACAGCACACGACGCAGCTGTGATGTTAGCTTTGTTAAAGATAGCAAGAACAAAGTTTGGTAACCCAAACGAAGATACATACATCGACGCCGCCGCATACATGGCGATAGCTGGTGAGTGTAGGTTTGAAGAATGAGAACTACACAAGCACCATTGTTCGCGCCGGAAACTGAATGGGTAATGCCAGACGAACTCAAAGACCTGACGCACTATAAAGAGATAGCCGTTGACCTTGAAACGTATGACCCAGATCTAACGGTGAGTGGATCGGGGAACGTGGTTGGTAATGGACACATTGCTGGTGTAGCGTTGGCCGTGGAAGGTTGGTCAGGATATTTTCCAATAGGTCATGAGAATGGTGGCAACATGGATACAACACTAGTATTCAGTTGGCTAAGAGATTTATTCAAAGACTCAAATAAAACATTTATCTTTCACAATGCAATGTATGATGTGTGTTGGTTAAGAAGAAATGGTATGCATATCTCAGGCAAGATTGTAGATACCATGATAGCTGCATCATTAATAAATGAAAATAGATTATCATACAGATTAGATTCGTTAGCTAAACAATATGTTGGTAAAGGTAAAGATGAAAAAGTTTTACAATCTGCAGCAAAAGCATGGCAGATAGATCCTAAAAAAGATTTATGGAAGTTGCCATCAATGTATGTTGGTCAGTATGCTGAACAAGATGCTGAATCCACATTAAAACTTTGGCAGAGATTAGAAACAGAATTGTATGCCCAAGAACTTACAGATATATTTAAATTAGAATCAAAATTATTTCCTTGTCTTGTCGACATGAGATTTAA